TGCCTCAGGCACACGATCAGGCCCTGGCCCAATGATCACGGGCCCCACGACTGGCGGCCCACCAGGTCCACCACCGCCCGCTGGAGGCGGTGCAGGCGTGGGCGCCGGCGTAGGAGCAGGCGGCAACGGAGGCCCGACTGGAGGCCCTGGCGGGAAGAACGGCGCGGGGGGCGGCGCACGCTTGAAGTTGATGACGGTCTTGCTGTTGGCCGGGTTGGCCAGCATCGTCACGCCCGGGTTGTTGCTGGTGAACCCAGGCGATGCAGCCCGAAGAGACTCAATCAGCGCGCTCTGGTACGGCACCGCACCACCTGGAGCCAAATTCGCCGCAGTTGCCATCACATCACCCCACCCATTTCACTGAGCACGTGCGCCGACAGGAACGACGTGCCCGGCAGGCCGCGCAACTTCATGCGCAGCGATCCGTAGTAGCCCAGCGCAGCCGTGCCGAACCAGGCCTCGTAGCTGTTGTTGGTCGTCCACACAGCCTGGCTCCAGATGCCAGATCCCCAGACGGAGGCACCAGGGTCAGAAAACGCCGGGGCGCCCGCGGTGTCGTTGAAGGCGTACTGCGTGTTGATCGTCAGCTGCGCACTGGGCGCCGAGGGGCCGAAGAAGATTGGCCGCGCCAGGCTGAACTTCTTCAACTGCCCCGGCGTGCCGAACGCGTTGAAGGCGCACTGCACCTCGCCCAGCACGTAGGTTCCACCTGTGTTGTCGATTGCCACGCCGTCCAGGTCGCCAGACAGGCCCTTGCAGGTGGTGCCGTTGGACTGCCCGAAGTACAGCTCGCCACCGATGACCGCCGCGCTGCGGATGGGCATGCCATCAAAGCTGCACCAGGCGCCGGTGGTGACGTTCATGGCGAACTGCCGGTAAACATCGCCATCCACGGGCAGCGAGATCACCAGCACGTCGGAAGACGGCACCACAAAGACGTTCCAGAACTTCTCGTCGCGCAGGCTGCGCACCAAGGGCGCGAAGACCGTCTGGATCTTGGCCGCAGGGCCGACGTTCTGGTTGTCGGCACTGAACTGGCCAGTGAACAGGCGCGACATCGGCACCAGGCCGAGCTGCGAGACGATCATCACGTCGCCACCGAACGTGGTGAAGTACCTACCGTGCAACGGCACCGGGCCCACGTACCAGACACCCTTGAGCTCGAACGTGGCCGCGCTGGTGGGGTCGGTGCCCTGCCACACGCCCACGTCGCCCTCGGTGCCAATCACCACCAGGTAGTCGTCCACCGAGATGCCGGCGTCAGTGGTCCAGTTGACCATGGCCGACACGTAGCCGCCGTTGCGCAGCAGCGAGCCCATGGGGAACGACGTCACCGTGCCGGTGATCGCGTCCACCGCGTTCATGTAGTAGACGTTGGGGTCGTCCTGGAACGTGAACCACACCCGGCGCTTCCAGACCATCACCGTCCGCGCCGAGGTGGTCATGTTGGTCACCGTGGCCGTGCGATCGACCCAGCCCGAGGTGGTGCTGTAGGTCCAGTAGCCGGCGCCAGGCGAGACGGCCAGCAGGAAGGTGTCGGCCGCGGTGGAGAACTGCGTCGTCCACCACTCGTCTGCCGTGCTGCCGGTGCCCGTGACGGCCACCGACGGCGTGCCGCCCGAGGTGACGTCGTAGATGTTGCCGTTGGCGGCCATGAACACCTTGTCATTGGCCGAACTGGGCGCCTTGTAGGAGAACACCGCCTCCACCGACTGCGGCACGCCGACCACCTCAACGGCGTCGGCAAACTCGGACCAGCCGCGGCGAAGCTCCACGCCCTGCTGCCCCGGGATCAGGTTGGTCAGCACCAGCGCGTCGCGCGGGTCCATGGCGCTGATCGGGTCGCGGTAGTTCAGGCCACCCACAGGCGCCGGGATGATCGCGGACTGCGCCACCTGCGAGGCGGCCGCCCTTCGCGGCACCTTGAAGGGCTTCAGCGGCACCAGAGGCACGTCAGGCCCCCATGCCCGTGTCAGGCGTATTGATCAGCGGCTGGATGTAGGGGAAGCGGAAGTCCCGCGCCATGCTGAGCACCGGAGCGCCCTTCTCGGCGCCCTTGCGGTTCTCGAAGCTCACCTGGAAGTCGCGCATGGCCGCCGAGCTGTCCAGGCCCTTCATCTCGAGCCACTTCACGCGGGTGTACAGCGTCACCAGCGTCGGGTCGAGCAGGGTCACGTCGCCGTTTTTGGTGACGCGGTTCTTGTACAGCGTGCTGTCATCCTGATCGCGGACCCAGGCCTGCGACAGGTAGAAGAAGTTCATCGTCTGCGGTGCAGACGGCGGCGCCAGGACGTAGATCTTGTTGTCCCGCACCTGCCAGTAGAACGACAGCGTGGGCAGCGTCGTGCGGATCAGCAGCTGCTGCCACATCTGCGGCGACACCGGCCCCAGCGACGGGAACTGCGTCGTCGCGTTCCAGTTGGTCTGGTCGATCCAGTCGTAGAAGTCCTCCGGCAGGTCGAAGGACTTCTCCTTCTGCCCGCTGGTGTCTTGAAGGATTGAGATCTGGTAGTTCTTGACCAGCTCCTGCCAGTCGTACATGGACAGCAGCTCGATGCCGGCCATGTTGACGGCCTGCACCATCTGCTGCACCGCGGGGTCGGTGCTGCCGGCAGGATCAGACGGGGTGGGGAAGGCCACCATCCCGGCCACGTTCTGGACGATGGCCGAGAGGGTTGATTCGTTGACGATCTGAAAGGCCATCCCCTACCCTTCCTCAGGCCGCGAGCGGCTCCGCAGCCACGGCGCGCTTGCCGGGCTTGGCCTGGGCCTGCAGGGCCTCGACCATCGTGCGCAGGTTCTCGATCTCCGCGTCGCGCTTCTGCAGCTCGGCGTTCATGCGCTCGATGGGCGCGTTGTTGGCCGCCACCTCCATGAAGGCCTTGGCGCGCTGCTTGTCAGCCTGGAAGGACATGAACTTCTGTCCCAGGTTGTCAGGCGCGTCGGCCAGCTGCTCCACCGTGACGATCTTGAAGTACTTGTACTCCTCGACCTTGGACGGCGTCATACCCGGCAGCGCCGTCAGAGGCGTGCCCACTACCGCGTCCTGCTGGCCGGTCTTCCACTTAGCGTAACGGTCAGCGAAGCGCTGGGCGTCCTGCTCGGTCACCTGGCGATAGACCACGCTGGTCTTGTCGCCCGGCACATGAATGCGGATGAAGTCCCGCTCCTCGTACACAGCCCGGCCCGCTTCCCGGCTCCTGCCGGGGTGCATCACAGGCTCACGGGAGAACTCCACGTACAGCCGCGCGTCATGCGCGTACCGAGACTCATCCGGCCTGGCCAGGTGCGTGGGCTCATCAAAAACAGTGGAAGTCGTGGGTTGCATGCTGTTCTCCTTCTTCTTGGGGTGTTACAGCGTCCGGCCGACGGTCGGGTACGAGAAAGTCGCGTCAGCGTTTGTTGCTGCAGCGCCGCCCGTAGCAGTCAGCAACACGATGCCGTTGATGACCTCGGAACCGGCCGTGGCGTCGTCGTCAACCGCGCCGCTTGTGGCGGTGCTGTTGAGCTGCGTGCCCTTGGCAGCAGAAGCCAGCGTGCGCAGCGATCCCTTGCCAAGAATTTGGAACCAGCCGTACTCGTTGTCAGCCATGACGGCCTGAGCCGCGCCACAGCGAGTACCAGGACCCGACGCGCCAGGGGCGGTCGTGGTGGTCGTGGCCATTGCGAAGTCAAAACCCGTCTCCTCGACGCACAGGTAGCCGGCACCCGTCACCGCGCCATCAGCGCGGCCGTAGATGAACTCCTGGTAGCCGTTGGTCGGGTCGTCGTAGCCACCAACGGTGCCCAGACGAAACGCGGGTACGGACGTAGCCGCAGTGATTTGGTCCTTGCTCAGACCGATGACAGCTTGTGCCATGTTTGAATCTCCTGAAGAAAAAAACCCGAGAGGATTGGGTCACCCCGCCCCTCTCGGGAAAGGCGACCCACGACGGTCCACCAATCAGTTCTGCAGACGGCCTTGGAACTGCGCGCCGGAGCAGGTCAAGTTACCGGCCCAGCCCAGGATCTGCACCTCGGCATCCTGGTTGATCGCGTAGCGACGGTTAGGCGACAGCGGGACCATGTTGCGGTCCTTGTGAGGACGCCACTTCAGGTACTTGGTGTTGAGGAAGAAGCCGGTGGACGACGGGCAGTAGCCGCCGATGCCGCCGTCGAGCACCACGTCCGCGTCCATGAACTTCAGGGACGGGAAGCCGAGGTTGCCCGTCTCAGGGCTGGAGAAGCGCTGCAGGGCCTGCAGGGAGGCCATGTAGTAGCCCCAGTAGATCGTGTCGATGACGATCAGGTCGGGACGGTCATTGCCACGGGTGCAGGACGCCCACAGCGTGTTCATCGCGGCCTGGATCGTGGTCGGTCCAGGGGTCACGGTGTTGTCGCTGAAGTCGTACTTCTGGTTGCGCCAGAACGACCATGTGCTGCGGTCAATGCCACCGTAGGTGCCGCTGGTGTTGGTGGATGCCACGGCGGCGTTCAGGCCGGTGATCTCCTTGCCACCAGAGCCGGTGCCGTCGGAGTAGACCGACTGCGCCAGCTTGTTCATCATCGTCGCCTCGGCCACGTTCAGACGCGCCTCAAGCAGGTCGATGAAGGCCTCTTTGCCGCTGTTCTGCAACATCTCCAGGCCGCTCATAACGACCGGGACAGCGAACTGCTTGATGCTGAACTCAGCGGCGCTGATGACGTCCTGCGCAGCCACCGGCAGCAGGTCATAGCCCGAATAGAACCCGGCGTTGCCGTTCTCGGCAAAGCTCAGCTCTTCCAGGATGACGTTGCCGCCGCTGATCGTCTTGATGTTGCCGCGCTGGTTCAGGCGCGACAGCAGGGCGTTGTTCTTGGTGACGTTGTCCGCGATCTGACGCGAACGGGACTGGATGGTGGTGGCGACAATGTCGCTCACATTTGGAAATGCCATGATGAAAACTCCATCTGAGTTGGGGAAGGCCTTTCGGCCGCCAGATCAGATGCGCCTACGCGAACCGTCACAGTCCGGTGTTGTCGTAGGTGGGACGGCCTTGCGCCGTCTCCTGCGAGCTTTCGGTGGCTGGGGTGCTGGGCACACCAAGATGCGATTACTCGCACCCTGGTGCGAATTATCCATCAGCGTGAGGACATCGCAATGGCGGCCTCAATCGCAGACCGCACGTCGGTCGCGTCCTGCCTCAGCGCGCCGGCCGGGGCGGCCCCGGTCACGCTCACCGCGGCCTGGCGGGCCTTTTGCGCCACCGCGGTCTGGGTCTGCGCGCCGCGGGACTTGGCCCGGCCCTGCAGCACCGAG